TTAAACCTACAAGGACAGCAAATACAGCAACAAAATTGGGACTATACCAATTACGGAAACCAAGTAAAACACATGGAAAACGCGGGGCTAAATGTGGGGTTAATGTATGGAATGGGCGGAGGCGGTGGCCAAAGCATGGGATCTGGAGGCGGAGGCGGTGCAAGTGGAGGAAATGCTCCACAAAATAACATGCCACAAGTATTAGGGATAGCACAAGATGCAGCACTAAAAGCAGCACAAACAGACTTAGTAAAAGCACAAGCAGATAAACTAAGAACAGAAACACCAACAGGAAGCAATACAGGTGATGTAAATAATGCATTAACAGTAATGAATACAAAAAATGCAGAAATTAAAAATAGTTTAGATAATAGAAGCTTGGAAGATGTATTAGAAACAATAAAACAAAATAGAGATAAAGCGGCAGGAGATGCAAGCCAATCACTAACAAAAGCAAGCGTAGATGCAACGACAAAACAGTCAACAATAAGCAAAATTAATGCAGAAGCAATAAACGAAGCATTTAAACTAGGAGTAATGAAAAGCGGAATAAAATTAAATGATGCACAGATTAACAATATGGCAGAACAAATAAAAATAGGAAAATTCAATGCTAATACAAATGCAGAATTTCAAAGCCTAGACAGAGTAGCAGGAAACCAACTACTAGAGCTCGTAGGTAAAATAAAATCAATGTTCGGCATGAACGAAAGCAACATTAACCAAGTGCAATAGAATGTGTTTATATCCTAAACTAATAAAAAATAGGAAATACATCAGTAATAAAAAAAACGGGGGGAAAATTCCTCCCGTAACTGATGAAAGGGTGCTATATGTACCAGTGGGGTGTCAAAAATGCATGGAATGCAAAAAACAAAAAGCAAGAAATTGGCAAGTAAGATTACAGGAAGAAATAAGACACGATAAAGAGGGAAAATTCGTAACACTAACATTCAGTAACGAAAGCATAAAAACACTAACAAAAGAGATAAAAGGAATAACAGGGTACAACCTAGACAACGAAATAGCAACACTAGCAACAAGAAGGTTCCTAGAAAGGTGGAGAAAAAAACATAAAAAAAGCGTAAAACATTGGCTAGTAACAGAACTAGGAGGCAATGGAACGGAAAACATACACCTGCACGGTGTAATATGGACGAAAGAAAACGCAGAAACAATAAATAAAATATGGAAATACGGCTACACATGGGTAGGCGACAAAAATAACGGAGGATATGTAAACGAAAGAACAATAAACTACATAGTTAAATACGTAAATAAAACAGATGAAAAACATAAAGAATATAATAGTAAAATACTCACAAGTGCTGGGATCGGGAGAAATTATACAAAGCGAGGAGACGCAGAAAAAAATAAATACAACGAAACAGAAACAAAAGAAACATACACAACAAAACAAGGAATAAAATTACCACTACCAATATACTATAGAAACCAAATATATACAGATGAAGAAAAAGAAAAATTATGGTTAAAAAAATTGGATAAAGAAGAAAGGTATGTATGTGGAGAAAAAGTAGACATAAGTAAAGGAGAAGAAGATTACTATAAAAAATTAGAATACTACAGAAAGAAAAATAAACGCCTAGGTTACGGCGACGATAGTAAAAATTGGGAACTAAAAAGATACGAAAACGCAAGAAGAAATATAAAAACATTAACAAGAATAAAAAACGCAAAAAATTAAAAAACACCATTAGCCAAGCGACCGAAAAGGTCACTTTCCTAATAATGTTTGACCCCCCTATCGAGTAGGGGAGACGTTAAGAAATTGTTAAAAAAAACCTATTGTACATAGTATAAATTATAGATCATGTATATTTACAAAAAAAAAAGAGAAAAAAAAGAAGTTAAAAGTCTGATAATCAATAACATAACAAAAAATGACACCAAAAGAAAGAGCGACAATACTGTATGAAAAATATAATAAAGAGTATGTAAAAAGAATTGTACTAGGACAATTACAAAGAACAGAACACTGGGCGGAAGTAACAGTAGAATTACAAAAAATGTATAGAGAAAAAATAACTAAAAATGAAAAAATATGAAATAAAAGGACAAATCAAAAAATGGTATACCATGACAGAGTACGTGGATACCGAAACGGGTGAAATAATCACAAAAAAAAAATACGAAGAAGAATATTATAAAATAAATTCAACAAGAAAAATAGAAATACATGAAAATTACGGAACAATCAAATACATTAACGAGTGTAGACCTACTAGACAAATTAAACTCTTCAACTGAAACAAAATTAGAACAAATTGAAGGGACACCGTTCACAGTAGTACAAGAAAATAATGAATACTTCAGCGTGATAGGAAATCACAGAATAACAGAAACGTTCTTAAGTAAAGAAATATGTATTGAAGAAACAAAAAAAATCACTTGGGATAGAATAGTACAAGTGATATGGGCAGTAGCAACAAAAATAGAAAATATTAACAAACTAAAACAAACAGAAAATGAGTAGTGTAACATTAGGAGGAGAACGATTAGGATCGGGAAAACAGCAAAAAGTAGACTTAAAAAATTATAGCAGAAGTACACATGACTTAAGCTATTTATGGAGAAGCACAATGGCAAGCGGAACGCTAGTTCCATTCATGTGCGAGGTAGGATTACCAGGTGACAGCTTCGAAATAGACTTAGAAGCAGATATTAAAACAACACCAACAGTAGGGCCATTATTCGGAAGCTATAAAGTACAACTAGATGTATTTAGCTGTCCGATAAGACTATATAATGGAAAACTACATATGAACCTATTAAATATAGGGTTAAATATGTCAGAAATAAAACTGCCTCAAATACAAATGCAAGCAGACGGAGCTCTAACTGGAGACAACGACCAAATAAATCCAAGTAGTTTATTCAGTTACCTTAATATAAGAGGATTAGGAAAAGGGACAGAAAATCAAACAGTAGAAAGATATTTTAATGGAATTCCATATCTAGCATATTGGGATATCTATAAAAACTACTACGCAAATAAACAGGAAGAAATTGGAGCGTACATACATAATAGCCAACAAGTAAATACAAATGCATATGAGGACGGGGGATGGATTGACGCTGACGGAACAAGTATAAATATAGAACGAGCTACATTACCAGTAAATGTGAGCCCATACAGTTCAACTGTAAATTTATACTTTGATAATACGAGACAACCAGCAATAAATACAATATCGTTCACATATCAATCATTAGCAGAAGACCAGCCAGTAATATATTCACCGATAACAAATTTATATAGCAGTATTGTATGGGATGAAGCTAATAAATTATTGCAATGTACAATGCCAACAAATTATTGGAACACATTTGGGAGAATTACTTTAAGGGAAATAAATTATGAAGGAGAAACAATAGACTTTAAACAAGTGCCAAAAGTAGTAACATTCCCATTATCAAACATTGATGACATGCGAATTGCAATTCTGCAAGATACAGGAAACGCAGGAGCATTCAATATAGATGGAAATAGTGATGCACCATACGGGCCACCATTAATGGAGGGACAATTAGGATATTGTAAATTATCAAGTCAAGAAGGTCTAGGATTAAAAACCTATCAAAGTGACTTATTTAATAACTGGATAAGTACAGAATGGATAGATGGAGCAAATGGAATAAACGAAATAACGGCAGTAGATACAACAAGCGGTGAATTTACAATTAACACACTACAATTAAATAATAAAATCTACGAAATGCTTAACAGAATTGCTGTAAGTGGGGGTAGTTATGATGATTGGTTGAACGCAGTATATACACACGAAAGAACAAGAAGCCAAGAAAACCCAATGTATATGGGAGGACTGATAAAAGAATTAGGGTTTCAAGAAGTAGTAAGTAACGCACAAGCAGAAGTCCAAGAAACAGCACAACCATTGGGAACATTAGCGGGAAGAGGAGTACTTACTGGAAAGAAAAAAGGAGGTAAAATAAATATAAGAGTAGACGAGCCAAGTTACATTATAGGAATAGTATCATTAACACCAAGAATTGACTATTCACAAGGGAATAAATGGGACGTAAATCTAAAAACTTTAGATGACTTTCATAAACCTCAATTAGATGAGATAGGGTTCCAAGAATTAATCACAGATCAAATGGCATGGTTTGATACTACTATTGATGAAAACAATGACGTAGTATATCATAGTGCAGGAAAACAACCTGCATGGATAAACTACATGACAAATGTAAATCAAACTAGAGGAAACTTTGCAGAACAAGGAGGAACAAATGGAAATCAAGGAGGGCAAATGTTTATGACGTTGAATAGAAGATATGAAAAAAACGCAAATAGTAGAATAAAAGATTTAACTACGTATATAGATCCGTCAAAATTCAATAATATCTTCGCAGATACTAGACTAGATGCGCAAAACTTCTGGACACAAATTGCAGTTAATAATACTGCAAGAAGAAAAATGTCGGCAAAATTAATGCCTAATTTATAAAAAAAAAGGGGGAGAAATCCCCCTTAATTAACTTAAAAAATATAAAAAAATGTATAAAATAAATAATTATTCAAACACAGGTTTCAATATAAATGAAAGTGTGGAGGGACAAACCCTTGAACAAAAAATAGAACAAATCACAAATAATAGAGAACAAGTAAAAGACGGTGCACCTCTAATTTTCACAGAAAAAAGCGAAGGAGTAAAAGCAGGCTATAACATAAGAACGGACAGATTTGAAATAGCAGTTGATGCAATAGATAAAATGCAAAAAAGTAGTATTGCTAAAAGTGAAGCAAAACCAACAATGAACGTCGTAAGAGACGAAGTCAGCGGAGCTGAGACAACACAAGGCACTGGAACAGATAAATAAAAAATTTAACCAAGGCGGTACGCATGTGTTCTTATATATCAAGTATACAGTATCGCTTTTAAAAAAGCGCGAAAATTATGCCAATAGGAATAGGAGGAGCAATGGCGTTGGGTGGAGCCCAACAATTGCTAGGAATAGGGTTAAACCAAATGGGTAACCAACAACAAATGCAACAACAACAACAATTGATGCAACAACAGTTTCAAAATCAACAACATTTAAACCTACAAGGACAGCAAATACAGCAACAAAATTGGGACTATACCAATTACGGAAACCAAGTAAAACACATGGAAAACGCGGGGCTAAATGTGGGGCTAATGTATGGAATGAGCGGAGGCGGTGGCCAAAGCATGGGATCTGGAGGCGGAGGCGGTGCAAGTGGAGGAAATGCTCCACAAAATACAAACCCACAAATATTAGGGATAGCACAAGATGCAGCACTAAAAGCAGCACAAACAGACTTAGTAAAAGCACAAGCAGAAAAACTAAGAACAGAAACACCAACAGGAAGCAATACAGGTGATGTAAATAATGCATTAACAGCAATGAATACAAAAAATGCGGAAATTAAAAATAGTTTAGATAGTAGAAGCTTAGAAGATGTATTAGAAACAATTAAACAAAATAGAGACAAAGCGGCAGGAGATGCAAGCCAATCACTAACAAAAGCAAGTGTAGATGCAACGACAAAACAGTCAACAATAAATAAAATAAATGCAGAAGCAATAAACGAAGCTTTTAAACTAGGAGTAATGAAAAGCGGAATAAAACTAAATGAAGCTCAGATAAACAATATGGCAGAGCAAATAAAAATAGGAAAATTCAATGCTAATACAAATGCAGAATTTCAAAGCCTAGACAGAGTAGCAGGAAACCAACTACTAGAGCTAGTAGGTAAAATAAAATCAATGTTCGGCATGAACGAAAGCAACATTAACCAAGTGAAATAAAATGTGTTTATATCCTAAACTAATAAAAAATAGGAAATACATCAGTAATAAAAAA